CCTCCTTATAAATAAAAAATGCGGGAACTGGTGTAAAACCAGCCCCCGCATCATTATTAAGCTACTTTAATAGTAATCTTTGTGTCTTCTTTATCTTTGGTACCAAGAGTAATAACTCTAGGAGTAAGTTTAACATTTTCAGCCTTAAGCCAAAGAACGAAATGTCCAGCTCCAAGATTAACACTTGCAGCTTCCGCAACATCATCTTCAGTTAAAGCAGAACCATTAAAGGTTACTGTAGTAATATCCTTTTCACCGGTATTAATATCTAAACCAATCCACTTTGCAGTACCTTGTGCAGGATTTGTTGAAGCATATTCATTTAAACTGTCAACTCCGCCCGCAACATTCACAGTAAATACATTATCATTTCGCGTAACAGTCAATTTATCTTGATTCTGTTGACTCTTCTCCCTATTTACATCATTGGGAGCCTTAAATAATTTATTAACTGTTACGCTCATTAAAAAGACGGTGAATCCCCCTCAGCCTCTTCGTCATGAGTATGTATAGATTCATCTCTCTCACCAGGTTTATCTACACCAATTATCTGAATTACACACATCTGTTTCTTAGTACGATCGAATCTTGTGTAAGCAGGCATAGCATCCATAACAAAGTTAAAAGTAGAAGGATCTCCACTAGCAGACATCGTAAATGTAAATGCAGACTGAACTTTAGCCTTAGGAATTATAATTTCAGCAGCCATATCCTTACCAGTATCCTCTCGTCTAAATAAAGTCTGAGCTTCTACATAAAAGTATCCGCCAAAACTCTCAGGCTCAATCTGAACTTCAGTAACACTATTATTCATAATTACATAAAAATCAAGCTGAACAGTCGTGTTAGCTACATTATCACCTATCTTGAAAGTAACAAAATTAGGATTCTCTCCACCAATATGAGTATAATCACCAGTCTTATCTTTTATATCAGCGGTATGCCAACCTATACCAGCACCCGATCCATCTAATTCTGTAGCAAACATATCAATGGTATTACAAATTATGTAGTCATCAGCGTCTAATCCAAATTCTTCATTTAAATCATTAACCGTAACTTTTGCTTCCCCATCTCCATTAACTGTTACATTAAGAGTCGTATGCACATGAGTCTGTCCAGCTTCATCCTGTCCTGGCTTAATAAGTCCCGCACCAGTTAAAACTGCAAGTCCCATAGGAGACATAAGTGCATCCGTAACGGTAAAGGTCATAGTCTTTTCACCTTCCCAAGCAATTAACCTAGCATAGCCACGACCACCCTGTGCATAAACAGTAGTAGTTGCCTGCTCTAAGCTAGAAGTTGTAGCTGTATCTATCATAAATACAGGCTGATATTTCTTAAAAGACTGTGTACCGATTTTCATATTATCTGCTGCTTTAAAAACAACATCAACGCATTCTCTTACGCCAAATTTCATAGCTTTTTTCCTCCTTAATTTTATTTAGCTAAATTTATTTAAGGATGTAAATCATCCATCTAATTTTTTACTTCTTCTAAATCCTGTGCTCCCGCTAATTTAGCTTTAATATACATATCCCAATCTTTCTTGAGCATAAACCTTTTAAATTCATCTCTTAATTGCTATATTGTATAATTATTTAATATATTTTTATCTTTTCCTAGTCCAACAGATAGAATACTAATATATTTACTATATATAGTAAGTTTATCAGTGTCTAATTCATTTTTCTTTTGTGCGGCGGCTTTAGCTTTTTTTATTTTATCAGCAATTCTTTTAGCTAAAGCATCTGCGGGGTTATATTCATCTTCTTCATCACCTTTTAAACAAAAAATTTGAATTATAATATTTTGAAATTCATCAAAATTACTATTATCAATAGAAGAAGATTGGTCCCCTACTTGAAGAAGTATCTTATCAGTTTTTGTTTCTATTTTTGCTTCAGGAAAAAGTAAAGATAAAACCATTAAAGCACAAGCCTTATGTTGTACCTTTTCCCTACTATTCATCACTGACATAAATATATTAAAATTACTTTGATTTTCTAATCCATTTTTGTCCTTAGATTGTAAGTTATTTTTATCAAGTGCTAAAAAAAGAGAACCAATATGAAAATTGTTTTCTCCAATATATCCTAATTCTTTTATAATTGGTTGATGAATTGTAATTCTAGCTTTTTCAAAAGGAATATCAACTCCCGACTGTAAAGTTAGTTCGTCTAACTTCATAAATTATTCCTCTATGTAATCTTCACTTCCATGTACTGCCGCATACATTAAACAATACCCAGCAAGATTTTCGTCTAAAATTAATTCATTACAACCTAAAAAACTTAATTCTCCTACTCCTGATAGCCTTGAATTATTAAGAATCCCATCTATATAACCTGCAATTTTAATTGGCCTCATTCTATAATTACCTAAATCCTAATATTCTGGATGACATAAAATATCTATTTCTATAATGCAATCCCTAAATTGCGGATTCTTGCTTGGTGTAAAATGGTCATAAGAAATTCTTATATAAGTCTTAACATCTTCATTCTCCCCCATAGCAATTTTAGGTTCAAGTCGAATATATCCTTTATCTCTTAAATCCTGTATAGAGGTATTTTTTATTACTTCAAGATATTTAGGATTAGTCATATCATAAAGACAATCTTTAGTATTAATCAAAAGTAATCTTTTTAAATAATCGCTATATGGACGACTATCTACAAATAATTTTTTAATAATTTCTTCTGTATCTTTTTCACAAGAGAGAAAAGAGGAGCGGAACTCCCCTACCCACCCATTTATTTTAGATCCTCTCATGTAAACCTCCTTTTGTCTCCTTTAAATCAAAATGATTTAACTTCAATTTCTTTACTAATAACTTTATCTTCTGTTACATATGATAAAATGAATTTAAAAGTCTTTCCTGATAAAATACTTAAATTACATGAACTCTCATTCATATTATTAATTTTTACTTTATCAGAGTTTACTACAAAGCTGCCAGCATTTATTCCAACAACAGAATAAGAAACATTTTCATCCTATACATAACAGGCGGAAGGTCCATCTATGCGGATTGCGTTAGTATCAGGTTCTTCTTGCTCGGTTTCCGCATCTTCTAATTCATTATCATACTATTCATCTAAGTAAACTGACATCATATTTTCTTCTGAATATTTGTCTGTTGCAACAACTTTCTAATTATGCTATTCTCCTAATGGTTCTCCAGTCTTTGCATCAGGATATTTAAGTTCTAACTTAATTATTTTATGTCTACTAAAATACTTTACGGTTTTACTATCTTTAGCAATTTGCAATACTATAGAATAATTTAAATCATTCTAAGCTATACCATGTTTTTGATTCTAAACTGTGGAAGTTTCTACTGGACCTCTAACGCTAACCCAATAAGGGTCACCTTCTATATCTATAGTATAATCAGCTCTTGTAATAGTTCCTCTGAAATAAGCTTCTTCCGTATGCTGCTGAAGGTTTACAATCTAATATCTATTAGTTCTATCCTAATAAAAAACTGTTCCTTCTTGAATACCAGACTCAAATTCTATAGAAATAACTTTTTTATCAAACTGTTCAGTAAGACGAGAAGGATTAATTAAGCATCTCTATCTTCGTTCTTTGTCAGTTCCTTTGTCTAATGTAATCTATTCTGCTTGATAACTTAACTTTAAAGCTTCTTTAAAAGACTTAAATTTACTTTTAACAATCCGATCATCATTGTTATCATAATTATAGCAATTAAGCCTTGTTTTCATTAAATTTAAACCAGACATTTTTTTATCTCTGTTATAATTCCTAAACATTCAAAAATAAGTTTTCTAAATGCTAAAAACTCCTCTTCTTCTGTTAAGGAAGATAACGCTTCTAATCTGCATAATAAAGAAAAAAGATTTGTTTGATCGGTCTACAAAGCTTTCATTCCTTTAATTTCTAATATCAAATTTTGAAGAGGTACTTCCCAATCACTACCTTCCTCTCTACTTGGTAATAATTTAAAAATTTGATTTGTAATTCTATCAAGATTCTTCCTAATAGCATTATTATCAAATTCTAAATCATATTTCATAACCATCAGTTATCTATCCTATTCTATTTATATTTTTAAAATCATGATTAGGACGAGATACTATCTCACTTAAGGTCGATTGGAAACCTTCATCAGTTATTTTTCTTCTCTTGTAAATTCTCTGCAAATGAACAGAATCTTTTGTATGTGCATCAATCATAACTTTTAGTTTTGCATTATGATTGGCTTGACTTGTAAATTTATAATCACTACCAGAAAATTTTAATCGAGTATTTTCTGTACTATCTAACTGTTGTCCTAACTATTCTATAACCATATTTAAACTAACTATATTAATTTCTTCTTGAGTTAGAAGCCAATTAAAAAAGCCACCTGTCCATCCAACAGCTGGCGTTTCTATATTATTACTTTCAATTCCAGTATATGAACCTAAGGATCCCTAATATCCTTCTTCAAAATCAAATAAATTAACTCTTGCAAATTCAAAACGAGGAAGTGAATTAATTAATAAATCTTGAAGTATTTTATAAGTATCCTCTTCTGTTAATTCTAAGTACATATCATCTGTAACTCTTGAAAAAAAACTATCATATATAGTCATAAAAGAAGTAGGTGCTTTTTCTCTTTTCATTAATACACCTCTCTTTCCAACAATTATTTTGATTTATTTACTACATTATACTGTGGAGTTTCAGCGGCGGTCCTCCTTTTAGGAGCTTCCTCTGTGGTAGTGGACGCAGTTTTAACTCTACGCTCCTTTGCGGGAGCCTCCGCAGACTTCTTTTCTTCATCTTCATTCATAATTTTATTAACATTTATTGCATTATCTATATTAAAGCCAGTTCTTTTTGATAATGCCTCTCTTTTTCTTGTATCTGGCAGAACTTCTTTAACAGCTATATCTTTAGCTATTTCAATAGCACCATCAGTAGCAAAATCAAGAAAGTCTAAAAAAGCATCCATATTATCGTTATTAAAAAGTAATTTTCTAATTGTTTCTTCTGTAAAGAAATATTCAGGTTCTACTTTCATATTTAAATCTTCTAATGCTTCTTTATTTTCAATTATTAATAAATTATCAAGAATATAAGATCCACCTGGGCTATACTGGAGAGATCTTAATTCACTTAAAGGTATTTTCTTTGTTTCTCCTGGGGCGAATCTTCTTCTTACATTACTATCTGGAAGAGTATATCCAGTCGTTCCATTATTTCTATTTCTCACTAATATTAAAGTATTATCTTCCATTTTTTTCTCCTTTTATCTCTCTTATAAAAAATGTGGGGAAGAAATTAATCTTCCCCATATTTATTTTTATTAATCACCAAAAGTGTCATTAGCAGCTTTTTTATAATCACGATTTAAAGAAGTATTCTGATAAATGCAAATTGCATTAGAGAATATAGCTCTTACACCGACCTTCTTATAAATATGAATCTCACGAGAACGATCATATAAAGTATATTCATCTGCTATAGCGCCACCCTCAAAAGCAATCTTAACAGGCTTCTCAGCACCTACAGGAATTATATAAGCAATAGAAGGATCAATTACCTTAATCTCATTCTTTTCATCTTCATAGGACTGCGGAAGAACGATAACCTGATGATTCTTGTAATTAGCAAGATAACCATTATTCCATCTTTCATTCCTCATTTCATCAGATACCCAACCTGTAGAAGGTACCATCTGTGCTGCAAATTCAAAAGTACAATAAATAACAGACTTGCCATAAGAATCAGCTATACTTATCAGACGATCCATGTCTGTTTCAACAAAGCTATTGTTAGATACCTTGTTTGCGGGCTGCACATTCTTAGCAGCGCCATATAACTGCTTCTCAATCTCAACATAAATGCACTCATCAAGACCCTGCATTAATATCTCAAGGACATCCGCAAAATCAACACGCCCATCAAGGAACTCCTCAAATCCTATAGCCGCAGCGCCACCATAAGCATTAGTCGTTACTTCATAGCTAGCTCCATCAAGCTTAAATACTTCATAAAGACCAGCAAGTCCAACCTTGCCTATAAACTGCTTTGCTCTCCTGCGGGAACCCTCTGTTATTTTCTGAACGAAAATCGGCTTATCACCCTGAGCAAATGTCTTAATATCTGCAAACTGTCCATAAAGTTCAAGAACCCTTGTAGGAAGAACATCGTCAATAGTCTGCTCCATTAACTGGAATATTGTGTTCTGATTCATCTTATATGTTCTATAATCAGGAGCAAGTTCCTTAAGTTCATCTCTTAAAGTTTCTTGTAATTCATAATATCCAAACTTCTTATCTCCAAAAGAATAAGCAGTAGGAGCATCAGACTTTGCTCTTGCAACAGTCTTAGATAAAGTAAGTAATTCTTTAAACGCTAAACCCATCGTCTTATCCTCCTTTCAATTACTGTACTCTCTGGAGCTTAAGTCCAGGCTGACCATCAGGCATCGTATAAACCTTAGCTACTTGCCATAACATACCAACAGGAGCAGTAGTCTTCTCAAGCTGTAAGGTTTTAGTTGTATTATTCTTAACTGGAGTAAGAGTATCGCCAACCGCATATTCAACACCAGTCTTAACCATATTGGTTGTCATTATATCTCCTATTGCAGTCTTAAAAAGACGAGGAGCAAATCCTTCCATTCGATAAGGATATTCTGTATGTGCGGGATTTGGATTAACGCTCTCTGTCGTAGAACCATCACCATACTTCTCGGTAACAAGAGTAGAAGTTACATAATTCTCCCCTACTCGAATCATTGCAAAATCCTTATAACTCGTTCTCCAGAAAGGCTCGTATAACTTAATCTCATTAAATACTAACATAGGCTCACCCATTGTCTTTACTGTGCCAGCCTCAACGCTTGCAGACTTACCTGCATTAACAGAATTATTAGCATAATCATAATACATAAATTCACCATTCTGAAGGACATTTACTTCATCATCAAGCTTAAGACTAGCATAAATCTGTCCATTCTTAGGCGCAGAAAGCTGGTTAGGCTCAACTTGACCATATCCATTTCTTGTAAAAACAGCCATTTCTATTATCCTCCTTAAAAATTATCTTTATTTCTTCTTGATTCAACAGCTCTCAGCCAAGCGGGAAGGGGATCTGCTTCAGTTTGATTTAAATTATAAGTAGTAACATCTAAATTCTCTTCCTCATCTTCGGCTTTTGCAAAATTAACTTTCTTTCTTACACATATAATAGAAAGTTTAGCTTCAATATCATCTAAAGAATAATTAGCTTTATTCTTTATTACATCTTCTTTATCTTCATCTGAAAGCATATAGAAAGATTCTATAAGAGCATCTTTTTGCTTTAGTTCTTCATTCTTCTTGAAGTCAACCAGCTTTTCATTTTCTTCTTTTAATAAAGCATACTCATTCTTAAGTTGTTCTAACTCTTGTTTTACTAAAGCAAACTCTTCTTCTAAAGAATGATTCGACTTAGGTTTCTTTTCTTCATCATCATCATCGTCTTCAGACTTCTTTTCTTCATTATTTTCTTCTTTTGTATCTGCTGTATCTTCTTCTTTATCTTCTTTCTCGTCTTCATCATTCTTTTTAAACTCTTCTGATACTTTATTATTTTCAGCGGTTATCTTTGAATCTACTTTGTCCGATTCATTTGAAAAATTTTCATTTACTTCTTCAGTTTGAATTGGCTCAGTAGGAGTAACAACCGCATCCTTGTTATCTTCATTACCATTCATTAGGATAATTCCTCCTTTACTATATTCTTCTAAAGCTAAATTAAATTTTGTTTTAAAATCTAAAAGATCTTTTACAAAATTATCTCCTTCATTTAAATTAGCAAAAATTGGAACAATACTTGCTCCAGGAAAACATGGTTCTACATTATCTCCTAAAGCGCAAAGTTTTGTAATTATTGCATCATTTATTATAAAAATTTCAAAATTCTTATTTATTTCTTTTGTCCAATTTCCTTGTAAAGTTTTTGGATCTAATTCCATAGACTGCGGTCTTCCACCTTGCATAATAGTTTGCTTTAATTCTTCATAATATTCTGTCTATATAATTCCTTCTGTTACTAAGTAAGTATGCGGAATTAGTTGTCCAGTTTCTTTATCAAGATCATTAAAATCTTCAAACTATACTTTAGCATCTAAGTTTACAAAACCATAAGGCTTAGTCATGACTTTTTTAGAAATACCTTTATCATTTATTGTTATTTCTTGTCCATGGTCAGTAAAATCATCATCTTCTTGCCTATATCTAGCAACTATAGGATTTCCCCTTAAAGTTTTTGCCATATTAATAGCAGTAGACTTATCTATAAAACTACGATTACGATTTTCACCTAAATGAAAGACCTTTATTTTAACTCTCGTTAAATATGGATTTACTTCAAAATCTTCCAAAGGAATTATCTCAATAGAATTAATAATTGAAATTGATTCATTCATATTAATCCTCCCCTTAACTCATACTTTCTCGATTTTGAATAGTTTTTGTACTTTTTTCATCATCCGGTTTCTCTGGACGACCTGCTCCTTCTGTTGAACTAGCTCCGCCACTAACAGCTCCGCCAGGACCACCCTTAACTCTATTCAAAATATTTTCATTCATAGTAGAACTCATAAGAGGTGGAATGAATACATTAACTAAATCTAATATATCATTTTCAAGATAAGCATTAGCCAAAACACTACTTTGAGATTGACCTAAAGCTATTTGCGGCAAAAATTTAGAGAATCCAATTTGCATTTGTTCTTTATAAAGTTTAGATAATTCTTTATAATTATAAATGGTAGTAGTTAATATTTGTACTTTATATGTAACTTTTTTACCTATATTATTGGATTCAACTAATTCATTTAAAAATTCTTCAAATTGAAGAAGCATATTATAAATACTTGCTTCATCATTTAAAATTGATTTTTCCAAAGCAATATTACCGTCCGTATTAAATTGCATTTGAGAAACACCCGCCTCATTGAAAACCTGTCTTTCTACTCGTGTTAAATCATCAGTTTGCGCGGTAGCCTGGTTCTCATTCATAGATGCAACTTCAACATCCGCAAAAGTAGTTAATACATCAACACCTATTGCTCTTTTAAGCATAGTAACTGCATTATTATGTAATTCTTTTGCTTCATCTACATCAAAAATTAATTCTCCATTTTTGTCCAAAGGCATCTTTTGAATAATAATTTTTAATAATCTTTGTAAAGTTTTCTTTCTATCCAGCGCTTGACTTTCATCTAAGTCAATCAATAGAGGAATAACAGAAATGAAAGCTGGATAATCTTCTCCTGTTGCTGTAAATTTAACTGTCATTTTAGGATTTAGTAAATACTAACCGCTAGTATCTCCTACAAATTCAGGCTTTAATTTACCTTTTTTATATAATACATAACCTTTAGAAAATTCATTAGGAAATAATTTTAATATTTTCATTCTTTGAGCTGTATCTCTGAATTGTTCATCAAAATATTTCATATTAAATTCAACACAAGGTTTATTTTCCTAATTATATCTACTTCTACAATAGTTAATAGGAAGTTTTTGTAAAACTACTCCCTTAGCGGTATTCACCTTATAACCATAATAAGCGCCTTGAAGAAGAACATCTTTAGCTATCTCTCCTAAAACTTTTTTAACTCCAAAATTATCTAAAATATATAAACTATTATAAAATCCTTTTAGTAATTTAGTTTTATTAATACTTTTATTATCTTCATTCATATATGGAGTTACCATCTAATCATATCTATACATAAAAGCCATATATTTAATAATACGAGAATATATACCACTTATTCTAAAAAAGAACTCTGAGGTTTCCCGCATTGTTTTTAAATCATAATTATTAATTGCTCTTAAGATATTTTCTTTATCCGCTAATTGTGGATTTGTAGCTTTAAAATCTCCTAATTTTAAAATAGCGTCATCTAAAGTTTTTACTCCTACTTTAATTTTATTAAAATCAGTAGTAGGTAAACCAGTACCTTGGTAAATTGTAGACTGCTGAGGGGTAGTATCTCTTACTATATTGAAACCTTTAGAATGGATTTCTTCTATTCTATTTCGCAAAGAGACACCTCCTTTTTCTAATTTCTAATCTAATTATATCAAAAATTTGGCAAAAAGTCAAATCCTAATTTAAGTAATATAAATTCAATTTTATTATCCATATGCCGCTTTTATAATATAATTATAATCTAATATTCCTTCATCCCAATAGGGAATGGTAACTAAAGTTAGACCATGTTCTTGACAATATTTTCTTTTTTGAGTATCATTATATTTTTGACGATATAATCCTTTTGATCCACCAAACATACTTTTAGCCTGATAATGTTGAATACCTTGAAATTCTATTAAATAATCTATATCACCATTATCATCAAAAACTGCAAAGTCAAATCGAAGCGGGCGTCCGCTGCTTGAGACGAGATCTGGGAAACTATACTCTTCTTGATATTCGATTCCCGCCATGTCTAATATGTCACATATTTTAATTTCTCCTCTTGAAGATTTCAATTTATTCACCTCCAATATTGTCAATTTCATATATCTAAGTAAGTTTTTCTCTTACAAAGATATATGAAATTAAGTAAAAATTATTTATCCCATTGTGTCCAAAATTTTTTAAGTAAAAAACAACATTCTACTTATATCATGTTTTTTTCTCTTGTTTCTCTTTTCTTCTTCTTTCTTTATATAGTATAAACCATAAATAAAAGCTGAAAATTTATCTTTCTTAATACTTCTATTATTTTGCTTTAATATAATATTTACACCTTCGTTCTCTTCTACCAGATTCAGCATTTGATCTCTGAGAACTGAAGTTAATACAAAAGGACGAAGATATTCATTCCTTTGGTCAGAATTAAAATTTTGACCAATTTTAGTACTCATTAATTTAGTTTTTGCAGCTTGCTCATCTATTAAAAATTTTACTTTTCCACTTGACATCTGCGTTTGTGCATATGAATAAGCTTCAGTATTTATAGGAGCGTTCGCTTTAATCAAATACATAGCATTTTCTTCTACATCATATCCTTTTATATTTTTATATAAAGCATTAGTATCTTCTGCGGTACCCCCCTCTACTCCAAACGCGGGCAAGGGATCTCCCGTCTCTGGGTCGACTTGCGCTTTCGTCATGAAGTCTATTAAGCCAATACCTAAGCCATTGGCATCTATAGCTAGCGTCCGCGCCTTATACCTAAAGTATAATTTTTTAAGATTAATGGCTTGCGTTTCAAAATCTTCCGCTTCCTAAGTGTATAAATTAACTAAAGTTTTTAAATCACTTCCTTGCGGTTGTGGAGTAGATTTGATAATCATAGCCTCAGTTGAGCATCCAATACGACCCACATCGACACCTATAACATAATACGCGCTCTTGGAGGAACGCCCGCTGTATTCTTGTTCAGGTTGTAATAAAACTCTATGTTTGTCAAATTTTTCAGCAGAATAAAAAGCATTTTCCACTGATCCACTCTAAATACTTCTATATTCTCTATCAAAAGACTCATCATTGTAAGTACCAGAAACTTTAAGTTGATCAACAAAATCTTCATTAAGAAGACCTTCAGTCACTGGAGTTTCATAAGTTCCGCCTATTACCATTACTTCATCTGGTTCTATAATACTTTGAACGAGAAGTTCAATCAAGCGATCATACATTTATTGGACTATTTCTTAATCTAAATATTTCTAAAAATATCCATAAGCAGTTTTTTGTTTTCCTTGTAAAGCATTATCTATATTTACTCTTGAAGGCTTATTTAATTTCTGATAAGCTTCTGCAATAGAATCAAAACTTTGGACTAAATTATTATCTTTATCAAACATTCCTATTCGTCTGCAGCCTGTTTTTTTTCGTCCAAAATTATAACTATGAATTTGATTTTCTGAAGGAGTTACCTACTCAAGATTTTCTACTGAATTATTTGCTTTATTTTTATCTTTATGATTAACTTCTTTTTTATTTTCCGGATTATCTAAAAAATGAATTGCAACCAATCTATGTATATATTGATTAATAAATTTTCCAGTATTATCATTTTTTATATTTACTTGATAATATCCATTTTTACATATCCTATTTTTTAATATATATTGAGTAATTTTATTTTTTACTTCTCCTTCGTCTGAAATTTCATAATTACTAAAACCTTTTATAGTTTTCTAATTAGCCATTTCTATAGTCTCCTTATTTATTATTTTCTACTTTAATTGAATTTTAGCCTAAATAAGTTTAATAGAAATGACCACATTTTTTAGAAAAATTTAAATTCCGTGCGCTTCGGAATAAGGAATTGCACCTTAATCCTACTCTACTCACTTCCATAATTATAAATTATGTGCTTTCGATAGTCTCTGAACCTTCTGCTTTTTAAGCAGCTTGGCACAGCGTTACATTAAAATACGCTTTCACTGTTAGCAACTTTTTAAAAGTCACACCCTCATTTTATTACTTATTTTACCTACTT